GTCGTTGGACCGGCTAAGCACGTTAAAGCTCAGATGAAATCGGCGGTCAACAACCGTGCAGGGTAACCCTCAACATCCACATTGTCAGATGCAAGAATTACCTGGGCGAATAGGTCTTCGACGTCACAACCCATAAGGCCATAGCGATGATAACAAAATGCATTGAACTCGTAAAACGAACACAACCGTGGTTCTAGTAACTTGTCACGTATACCACGAAGAGTTATGCCAGCTTCACGAGCATTCCAAGACACGTAAGCGTCAGCATCCCTAAAGCCTTTGGGATCAGTCTTGACAAACTGCCACTCATACGAGAAACGCTCCAGGAACAAGTCCCGGAGTTGAGGCACGAACCTAAACTCGTATGCGTACCCAATTGCCTTTCCTGCAAAATAAGCATGATCGCTAAGCGCAGGATTGAGATTGGCCCTCATGTTGAACTTGGCAAGATTTTTCCCAAGGAGGGGCACAGTGAAGTGCGGCCCTGATTGGGAAGGAATGAAACACTTGCTAAGAAACGTACATGAAACGAGGCACGCAGAACGCTTGGCCTTGGCTTCCATGCACGCTTGCTTAGCAACTGACTCATAGATCTTGACAGAATTTCTACAAAGGGACTCAATCTTATGTAGCGCATCATCCCCAAGCACGAGGCTTTTAGATGATGGTGCGCCAGTTTCCCGGATGAACGCATAACTGATGACCATATTCCAATAACAGTTGCGCAGAGTCGTGTCAGTAACGCCAGTGGGCAACTGGTGGGAAATAGTAGCTCTCAAACCGTGCTTCCGGTTGAGTGCCTTAAAAGTGCGGCTCAGCCCATACAAGCGTACCCACCATTCCGGGGCCCCCAATTGCCTAAAAAGACGCATGGAAAGCACCGCAACGTCGGGACACTGCAACTTATCATTGCTGCTGAAATCACACTCAACAAATTCGCCAGGACCACTCTCAATATAGGGAACCCAATCGGGAGCAGTCTTCTTGTAAGCAAGGCGAAATTGGTGGGCACCAGTAGTGCGTTGACAACACTTGTCAAGCCTATCAAGTAACTCACAAACAATGGGACCACTTAGTGCATTGTGAACATCGGACCCCTTATAAATAACACGAGGGGCCCAATTAGGTTTGTGAGTAACCAACAAAGCTTCAGTCTTCACGAAAACTTCCTTGACCGAATAGTCTGAAACATGAGAAGAAGCGAACAAATGAACGGCTTCTTTCATGCGTTTCTGCTTTTCTAACCCAAACTTGGAATTCCAGGCCAAAAATAGGTCTTCATTCCAATCGAATTTGGGAAGAGGGTCTGGGACAAGACCCTCTTGTAGTTGTAGAGCAGCAGTTATGATCTTCGGGGAAGCTCTTTGAGTGCTGTGATAATTGCACCGCTTGCGAAAGGCTG